TTAATAGTCTCAGGTATTATTCTAAATATCGTGAGAATACATGCCATTAGAAGCAAGAAGAAGGACCAGTCCTAAAACTAGATCCTTCTCTCTCCTGCATAAACCTGAAAGTTATATGCTAGTTGTGTGGTTTTGTTTCATTTTGCAGTTATCATTATGAAACCTATTTACAGTATTAGGAGTAACTGATTTTCCACATACTTTACAATTTACTCTAGGTTTAGGTTTACCTTTACCTTTTTTACCAGCATTTGACAATATTTCTTTAGTCAAATAACTTCTCATTTGTTGTATTGAATTACGGCCACCTTTAGCCATATCTTCTTTAGTCCACTTTCTTCTATTTTGTCTAGCAATCATATAGTGGTTTTGATCTACAGGATAGCCATATTCTTTTTGCAACTCTTTTTCACGATCACCTGCAACCCAACCATCTTCATGGGTCTCAAGGATCTCCCATTCTGTAAATCCTTGTTGTCTCATTCTTTGTTCGATATTGCTAGTACAACCTATTTTCTTTCCTGGTATATGGTAAATGTAGTACATATAACTTGTTTTAGTTATTATATGCAATTTAGGCAATCCTGTTTCAACTTTTGTCCAAATATGATATAGATATATTTCTATATGTTACGTAACCTAAACAAACTATTTCATTATGAATGTAAACGAAGCAATCACAAAGCTACGAGTATTACTTGGAGCTGAAACTGAAGAAGTAGTGGAGATCCAAAACGACGAGCACATCGAAGAGGAAACTGAAGTCAAAATGGCTGAAGTTACTCTTGTAGATGGAACTGAATGCTACACTGAAGGCGAACTACAACCAGGAGCAATCCTATTTGTTAGAGCTGGTGAAGGTGCATCTGAAGATCCATTTGCTCCAATGGGGAAACATGAAACTACAGAAGGTTTGCTAATTACAGTAGGTGAAAATGGTGAAATTACTTCGATCGAAGAAAAAGCTGAAGAGAATATCGAAGCTGAAGAAGAAATCAAAGAAGAAGTTGAAATGCAATTCAACGCTGATGAATTCATTACAGAGATCGCAGGTCTAATCAAACCATATACTGAAGAAATTAGCTCTCTAAAAGAAGAACTAAACACTCTAACTGAGCGTTTTGAGGCAATCGCTGATCAGCCTGCTACTAAAAAGATCAGAAACAACTTCTCTGAAGAAGCAAAGGTAATCAAAGGTCGTGCAGAAGCGCGTTTTGAAAAGCTTGTATCAATCAGAAAGAACAAATAAACTAAACTAAACAAACATCAATTATTATGGCATTTGATTTAACAGCCCTAACAGCATACACTGATGAGCTTTCATTAGACTTGATCGCAAAGGCAGTGTTGACTACAGACTTGATGAATGACATTGACGTTCGTTCTGGTCTTCAAGCAGGTACTGTAGCTATCAACCTAATGGACGGTGACCTAAACGTTGCTGATCTATCATGTGGTTGGTCACCAAGCGGTGATGTAAACTTCTCTCAAGTTGACATCTCAATCGCAGACAAACAAGTAAAAATGGAACTTTGTCCAGAAGACCTACGCCAGTACTGGTTATCTCAGAGAATGAGCGCAGGAACTGCTAACGACTCAGTACCATTCGAGGAAATAATTTCAGGTTACTACGTAGAAAGAGTACGTAAATACAACGAAGGTTTCCTAATCAACGGAGACGGTACTGTAAACGGTATCAAAGCTCAAATTACTGCAGCTAACGGTGCTAACGTACCAGCAGCTCCAGCAGCTTGGACAGTTTCTAACGCAGTAGATCAAGCATTAGATCTATTCGATGCAATCGACGAGTCTGTAAAAGACAGAGAAGATCTAATCATGATCGTTTCTCCAGCTAACTTCCAAACTCTACGTAGAGCATTAGTAGCATTGAACTACTATAGCTACGACCAAGGAGATGGTAGAACTCTAGATCTAATCGGAACTAACTGTAAAATCGTAAAATCTTCAGGTCTTGTAGGATCTGATTACGTTGCAGCTGGTCCTGCTGGATTTATCGTTGCAGGAACTGGTCTAGAATCTGACTTCGAAACTATGAAATTCTTCTACGATGAAGGAGAAGACGTAGTGAAGTTCAGAGCAGCATGGAGACTTGGAGTTGCAGTACACCAAGTAAACCTATTTGCTACTAACGGATTAGCATAATCACACTATAACCAAAGAGAGGATTTCGGTCCTCTCTTTATAAACTAAACAAAGAAAAGAAACTATGAGTTGTTCAAATATCTCAGCAGGATTTACCCTAGATTGTAACGATGCACAAGGTGGCGTTGATAAAGTTTTTATCGCAAACGGACCCGTTGAAGGCATCACAGAATCTACAGGTACTGTAACTGCTATTACAGTGGGCGGATCTGCCCTAACTCCTAGTGATTTCTTTATCTTCGAAATGCCACGTCAAACTGGTTCATACACTGAAACTGTAGCAGTATCACAAGAAAATGGTACAGTAACATATGACCAAGCATTGACATTAGTATTCAACAAAATGGAAGCTGCAAAACGCAACCAATTGTTACTAATGGCAGAAGCTACTAATATGGTTGTAGTATTCAAGACTAACGATGAAACACCAAAGTATTTCTCAGTAGGTCTTGAGCGTGGAGCATACGTTTCAGCAGCAACAGTTACTAGTGGAACTGCATACGCAGATCGTCAAGGATATGAAATCACTATTAGCGGATTAGAAGCCGCACCTTCATACGAAGTTACATCTACGATTGTAGAAGCGTAATTCGTATTCTATATACTTGTGGCGAAAGGAGCTCTATTGGGGCTCCTTTCTTTTGTTTACAGGTATTCTATTTTCTATATTTCCTATTGTAAAAACATAATTTTGTATGACTATTATTGTAGTAAACAACGAATCTCAATTTGATTTATCATTCAACGTTGCAAATGTTGACTGTGGATTGGGAGATGCATATAAATTTAGAATGAGAAGCCAATGGGACCAAACTGATGATACCTGGGTTGGTTCTAGTAGTGGTTATTTTACAGCGACACTATTATCTACAAATGATAGATATAGTGAATTCAGAGTAACCCTAAATGCATCCTTTCAAAATTCTGTAGAACACTATAATGGTATCTATGAATACGAGTTACTTTGTGATGACGAATCAGTATTAGATTCTGGACTAATCAAAGTGGTTACAAATCCTGGAGGAACTACTGGAGATACTGCTTTTGTGAGTAACAATGAGAATTTAGAAGCAGATACATACTTCACACCAAATTACTAATAATAAACATGAGAACAATACCAGAAGGATTATATTCGGTCAAAGGTGCTAAATTTGCTGCACTTGATCTACCTAAAATTAAAGAAGTGCGTGGTAAAGAGTGGGTATTCTATGGAGAAGACAACCTATTTCCACAAAAACTAATACAACTATATGATACTAGTGCTATGCATCACACTGCTGTACAAGCTATCAAAGATGGTATTATTGGCGAAGGAATCATCGACTATGGAGACGAATACATAAACACTCACGGTGAAACTATCGATGACATCTTTGAAAAGATTTCACTAGATTATACATTATACAACAGTTTTGCAGTGAATGTTATCTGGAACAAAGAGGGTTCACGTATCGCAGAGATCTATCATCTTCCATTTGCTAATGTGAGAAGTGGAAAGATGGATGAGGAAGACGAAATAGTAGAGTATTTCTATTCTTCAGACTGGTCAAATACGCGTAAATACAAACCGGTTCCATATAGAGCATTTGATCCAACTGATAACAAGAAAGAAAACGCTTCGCAAATCTATATTTGCAAAAACTATACACCAGGTAATGATTATTACCCATTACCAGCCTATGTTGGTGGTTTGAACGATATTGAACTTGATGGTAGAGTATCAAAATTCCATAATGCGAATATTTCAAACGGATTAGCACCATCGATGTTCGTTCAATTCCGAAACGGCATACCTAGCCCTGAAGAACGAAGAGATATTTATAGAGAGATTGAAGAGACTTTTAGTGGAGAAGAGAATGCAGGTAGATTCTTCTTGGCATTTAGTGAACCAGGAAAAGAATTACAAGTTACACCAATCGAAAACGCAAACGACGATTATTACCTACTTCTTGAAGAGCGTATCTCTAGTAGAATCTTGACAGCACACAGAATAACATCTCCGTTGCTTCTAGGAATCAAAGACTCTGCTGGTTTTAGTTCTAATGCAGATGAGATCAAGATTGCATACGGACACTTTGAGGGTACCGTAATACAACCTAAACGCGAAAAGATTCTAAAGAGCTTTGGATATATGCTAAATCTTGCAGGATATAACGTCAAACTAGAAGTTCAACCTAACGAGATTCTAGTAGTTGATGAAGAAACTCAAATTGAAAATAACATAGAAGAGAATGGCATCGATAACTAATGTAAAAATTTGTGATGGTTATGATGGTCTAATCAAGACCTCTAATAATGATCCAATTACATCAACACCTGTACAGCTAACTGACGGTCTTGGTAATAACTTGCCAATTCAAGTAGGTACAAATAGTACAATATTTTCACAAACTGTTGATTTTACTAATGCAAGTATTACTGGTTTACTTGCTACTCCAGCTGGTACTGAATATATTTATAATTCAAGTGCTACTGATATTTACCCACCTTCTGGTGATTTCAATATTGTTAGAACACAATCAAGTACATTTACTACTACAACCCATATTAATTTCAACGTTATTGAAGATAATAATCATGATATAACGACTTGGTTACAAGCATGGGGTACCAGCACAGGAACACCTAAAGCATATATTACAGTAAAAAGTACTGTAAATCCTGCTGAGTTTGCTGTATTTGAATTATTAGATGCTGGTACATTGAGTACATCAGGTCCTGATACAAAAATACAATTTGAAGCTAACTTTGTAGATGGTGATGAAGTATTTGTACCTGGAGATTTATTTAGTATTACAGTATCAGTTGTAGGAGACCAAGGTTCTCAAGGAGTAACAGGACCTACCGGACCTACCGGACCTGCTGGATCTAATGGTGATAAAGGAGACAAAGGAGATGCTGGTATCGCAAGTAATGGTTACTACGCATCGTTTTATGATAATACAGATCAAGTAATTTCAGCAATTGATACACCACAAGTAGTACAAATTGCAAATACTACTCTTTCTAATGGAGTTAGTTTGATAGGTCCTAAAATTGTAATTGCTAACGCTGGTGTTTATGACATGCGCGTTACTTTACAGATTTCAAATCCTAATAACTCTATTGCACAGGTAAAAGCATGGTTGAGATTCAATGGTGTTGACTATCCTAATAGTGCACACTACGTATCACTAGCACCTAGAAAGAGTTCTACTGAACCATTTGAAGTAGTTACAACATTTGGTTTTGTTGGTGAAAGCCTAAATGCTAATGACTATGTAGAAATCTATTGGCAATCAGATACTTCACTTGTATCATTAGAAGCAGTACCGGGTACTGGACATCCAGATTCTGGATCCGTCTATGTAAATGTTAGTAATGTTGCTGAAGTAGTAACAGGTCAAAAAGGAGAACCAGGAGATAAAGGAGATACTGGTGCTACCGGTCCTACTGGTCCTAAAGGAGACAAAGGAGATACAGGAGGTGGAGGTACAGCAGGTCTTGTAGCTAGTACTGGATCTGATTCAATGAAAAACGCAGATTTTCTTGTAACTAATCCAGCATCCGCAACAGGAGTTCGTTCATTGGCTATAGGTAATGAAGCCGTTTCAGTTGGTCAAGATTCTATTAGTATTGGTACTAATACTATTACAAATTCACCAATCGGTGGAGCATCTAGTATTGCTATTGGAAATACTGCATGTTCTGATAATTCAAATACCATATCTATTGGTAATCAAGCAGTTGCAAACGCAAACGCAGGAATTGCTATTGGATATAGCACATGTGCAAATGCTCAGAACTCTGTTGCAATTGGATTCAATGTAGATGCATGTTTTGTAAACTACCTAACTACTCGTAAATTGCAATTGATCGATACAGTAGATATGAATTATGAAAATGATGATACAGCAGAGGTAAATGGAGTACCTCTTGGTGGAATTTACCACACAAATGGAATATTGAAAATTAGAATAGTATAATATTATGGCTAGAACAGCACTTTTAGTATCAGAACAAAGAATGAAACAATGGACAGGTCTCGATGAGAATGTCCGCACAGAAGATATACGTGTCTATATTATTCAGGCACAAGACATCTACGTACAAGATACGTTAGGTACAAAATTCTACAATACAATCAAAAGTAATATCATCAATAATGCTTTAACTAGTGATGAAGAGACTTTACTAAAAGATTATGTAGGACCGATGCTAATGCAATATGCGCTGTACCTAATGTTACCACACATCAAGTATAAAATTGTAGACAAAGGAATCCTAAATGGAACAAGTGAGGAGACACAGGCGACAACACTAGATGAACTCAAATATCTACGTGAAAGCACACTCAATACTGCACAGTTCTATAACGAGAGAGTAATTGAGTACTTCAGAGATAATCCTGGAATGTTCCCAGACTATGAGACACCTGGAACTGATGGAATGTACCCAAATAAACAAACACCATACTTCTCTGGATTAGTAACGCAAGTACCAAAATATGGAAAGAAATACTATGAAGAAAAATGTGACGGTTGCGATATCTACGGCCCTGCCGTCGAAAACTAAAGCAACAGACAAGAACATCAAAAAATTATACAAATTCGTACATGAAAGCAATATTAGACGCAGTACTAAACAAGTGGATTAGTAGAAAACTAATGGTATTCCTAATCGCAACAGGTCTTGCCTTCTGGGGTAACTTGACTAGTAGTGATTGGGTAATTATTGCTACTACATATATTGGCACTCAGGGTGCTGTAGATATTGTAGAGAGAATACGTAAAACTGGACAACAGTTCTAAAAATTATATTTCATAACAGATGATTTCAGCAGATATAACAAGCGCAGTACAACAGTACGTTCTGAATCAAAGTAGTGGAGCTGTGACCGAACCAGTAAATGGTTCTTGGTTACAAGCCTACTGTGAATATTTAGGAGTAACATCTCCTGTTAATGCAAGCTGGTTACAAGCACTTTGTAATCACTTTGGTATCACAGCACCTGTTGATGGCTCTTGGGTTATCGCACTTGCTGGTTACTATAGTATTACAGCACCCTTGAATGGAACATGGTGGTGGGCTCTCGCAGATGCAGGTGCTCCAGGAGTACCATTTACTTGGTCAGGAAATACAAATAACTGGGAAGCTGAAACCCGAGTATGGGAAACAACATAAATTATATAAAAAGATAATATGGCAAGTTTAGTCGGAAATGCGATCAATGCGAGTTGTGGTGGTTTACTAAAAACTGATGACAACGCAATTATTGGCGCTACAGAAAAAAGAGTTACCGATGGATTAGGTAACGCAACAAATATGACCATTGGTACTGGTGGTACATCATTTGATTCAGGCACTGTAGATTTTACAGGTGCTACAGTATCAGGATTACCTACAGCATCAGCTGGTCTTGAAAGCGGTACAGGTGCTGATTCTATGCAGAGTGCTGCAAGTCTAACTACTACAGCTGCAAGTGCATTGAGCCAATATGATATTGCACTTGGTAACGGAGCAAGTTCTGGTAGATCAGATTCAACCGTTGATTCAAATGGAGTTGCTATTGGTAGAGAAGCATGTACGCTTGGAAGTAATACGGCTGAAAGAGCTGGTGTTGCTATTGGTTATCTAGCATTCTCAGACGATAGAGGAGTTGGAATTGGACAACAGGCAAAAGGATGTGATTGTAGTGTCGGTATAGGTTATCAAGCTAATGCAGCAGGTACATATTCATTTGCAGGAGGTTCTTCAGCAAATGCAACTGGTTATCATTCTATTGCAATTGGAAATTCAGCAAGTTCAACAGCAGGTGGATTTCAAACTGGAGGTATTGCTATCGGTGCTGGTTCTAATGTAGCAGTTGCTGATGCTGTGGCACTTGGAAATGCGGTAACTGGAGCCAAGGCAGGTACAGTAACAGTAAAAGAACTCGAAACTTGTGTAGCTGGTGGTGGTGTTTACCTAACTACTCCTGATGGTTTAGCTCAACCTAAACTAACAGTAAATAACAGTAGCGAACTTCTAATTGGAGGTAATCCAGTTGGTGGAGGTGCTGCTGGTCTTGAAAGTGGTACAGGTACTGATTCTATGCAGAGTGCTGCAAGTCTAACAACTTTAGCTGCAAGTGCTGCCGGTACTTGTTCTATTGCTCTTGGTAATGGCGCTTCGGCTGCTAGTGCTAATGCAATAACTATAGGTAATGGCGCTACAGAAACTAATTCTACTAACGGTATTACTATTGGATGTGGAGCTACAAATCCAGGATCTTCACAAGGTATTGTAATTGGTCCAGGAGCTGCGTTAGGTACTTTTGATGAGGCTATGGCAATTGGTCTAAATGCATGTGCTACTGGTAATGCTGGAGCTATTGCAATTGGGTGCTGCGCTAAAAGTATAGGTGGTTTATATACTATAGCAATAGGAAAATTAGCCTCCAGCTGCAATGGAGTATCATCATCTGTAGCACTTGGATCTAGTTCTAGAGTTTGTGCTCAAAGTTCTACAGCACTTGGAGCAAATGCAATTGCAAATGCAGAAGGAGCAGTTGCTCTTGGAGTTGGAGTTACAGCCGCTAAAGCATGTACAGTTACAGTAAAAGAACTCGAAACTTGCATAGCTGGTGGAGGTATCACAATGAAGTCGCCAAATGGTACTGAGTACAAACTAACAGTATCTGATGCTGGTGCTCTAGTTATAACCTAATAACCTACATATAAAGATATAAAAGGGACCCTGGTGGTCCCTTTCTTTTTGTGATAAATACAGAAAATAACTACAATTATGAGAATATTATTAGGAATTGAAGGTGGAATTGGGAAAGGAATCGCAGCCACTGGAGCAGTCAGATTAGCCCATGAAGCTGGTCATGAAATAGATGTAATGACTGCACATCCATCAGTATGGGAAGGTAACCCACATGTCGACAAAGTATGGGACTGGCAAAGAGTAGAATATCTTGGTGAAGCCATCAAAGTCTATGATCGTGTAATCTTTGACGATCCATACAGACACACCAAGTTTCTTCTAGATGGTTGCGACCTCACATGTACGTATAACTATATGCTAAACAAAATATGTGAACCAGTGAAACCTGAGGTATATCTGAATAAAGCTGAGCATATGTATGTACAAGCTCTATTGAAAGACATCGAAAAACCTATCTTCGTGGTACAAACTAATGGTGGTAGCGAAGCAGGATATGCTTGGCCAAGAGACCTACCATTAGAAGAGGCGGTAGAAATACTACAACCATTTGTAGAGGACTATGAGATTATTCACTTGAGAGGACCAAACCAATTAGAGATAGAAGGAGTAAAACATGTAGCTGATCTAAATCTACGTCAAAGTCTTGTCGTATTAGCGATGTCAGAAAAGAGACTACTAATAGATTCAGTTTACGCCCACGCAGCAGCAGCTCTAGATCTTCCAAGTACTGTATTATGGGTAATGACAGAAGTAGAGAAGTTTGGTTATGAAATGCATACTAATATCCTTTGTAACGAGCCTGAGCTCAAGAACATGGACAGGTTAGATAGCATGTTCAAAGGTCTATGGAATAGTACTGATGCTTGTCCATTCGGTCCTGACCAAAAGATCTTCGATACTGAAAAAATAATTGAGAGTTTACAAGAAGTAGATGAAACTCAAGATGAAGAGGTTATATAATATGTAGTTAGTATCTAGCGGTTTTTTTAGTTCTACAGCCATCGAACTTTATCATATATTATTGTTTTTCCGCGCTAACTATTATATATCACCGGGCTTTTTATACTTTTAGCCCATTAGGCCTTGAAAGGGACCCCTGTAGTGTGGGTCCCTTTCTTTTTGAAACAATTTTGGAAAATTCCATATAATTCGTAGATATATAAAAAAACAATAGTATGGCTACTAATAAAAATATAACACTACAAGATGAAAGAACCATTTATTCAAATCCAACAAAGGCTATACGACTGTAATAGTCTCGATATTTACCATATTAATATTATTTCTTGGATTGCTTCATATCAGAGGCAAGATCAACCATTTTTTATGAGCAAGATAGAGTTAGCTCGTAAATTTGTATGTGATAAAAAAACGATATATCGAAGATTTGCAGATCTTGAAAAACATGGTATTGTTTATAAAGATGGCAAATATAAAAGATCTCATCAATATAAAGTTAGTGCATATCATTTAGATAGGTACCTGTCAGGTACTCATCTTGATTCAAAGGTACCTCAGAGTCTCTCATCTTCAAAAAAGAGTACCTCAGATGTCCACTATAAAACTAATAATAAAACTAGTTCTAATAAAACTAGTTTTAGGGAAGAAGAAGCGCTTTTTGAGCGCTCTTCTTCCAAGACCCCAAAAGGCCCTAATCTGAAACAGATGGAAGCTTTCGTATATGAATTAAATAAAGAACAATAATTATGAAGAAGATTTACGACAAAAACTATTCAAACCAAGATCTAACGATACCAGCTCATATTTGGAATGACAAGTCTGTCAATGGTATTCAAAAGATGATGTTACCACTCTTTAAAAAGATGACTAACAATGGTGCTAAACCTATACAAGCCTTGACTCAAATGCAAGCAAGTATACTACATACACATGAAAAGGACATCAAGTATAATTTACAAGGTCTACACAAGAAAGGTTACATCAAGTTATTTAAAGATCCTAATTCAAAGACAGGATGGAGTCTAACATACCACTATAATTTAGAAGAACCCAAAGCAACATCTGAAAACTCTTTATTCTAATGACACTGAAACATTATAAAGAAAAGGTTTGGTTCAACCTGCATAAAGACAGTGATCCGAACGATAGACATATCAAACAATGGACTGAACAAGGCATACAAGCCAAAAGGTTATTGAGAGATATGGAGCGCGAAGGTTCTATTAAAATCGAATACATAAACTACAAAGGATGTATAAAGCGAGTTTGTACACCCCTAAAAAATGTTTATGCTGAAATTGATTATTCCTAAATGGGCCCTAGACCTAGATTCTGAGTTTGATAAACTATTCATTGCATATATGTACTGGATAGCTGAGCAACATGGTTTTAGTTATCAATATGTAATAGATCCAAGAGATGCTAGAACCATCATGCAAAGGTTTATGTTAGAACCTGTACACAGATGGGGTGATTGGGCACGTTACATACACTTTGGTGCAGTAGGTAAAAACACTTGGGTATTCCGTTTTCTGAGAAAGCCACCAATAATAGTTGAGTATGAGTTTCAATATAAAAAGAGTCACCTAATATGGGGTTACCTAATGGGCAGACATATAGAAGAAGATATTGTAACAGACTGGACAGGTTGGAAAAAGCGAGCACCAAGAGCAAAGATACATCCACGTAACTATGGTCAATTTGCATATCAAAGAGGAGGAGGTCATGATGAGGAAGACTAGATGGAATCCAGTAGAATGGTCACGAAATTATTTTGAATATGACGAAGTTGAAAAGCAATACCTACAACACGTTACATTTGAAAGAATACAAGAGATTAGACATACCTATCTTGTAGATATGGAACTAGAGATGAGTCTAACAGATGTAATGAGTGAACAACTACATATTTGGGAAAATAAAGAAGAGTATGGTATGTGTCAAATTATAAAAGATACTGCTAAACTTTATGAAATAGATTTATACTAATTTGGATTGGATAGGAGATAACTATGACAAGATCATGATAATGGCTAAAAGGGTTTGTAAAGGTAGCCATGAATGGGAAGATGTAGGACACTATGTACTTTCAAAGTTTCTTGAACACCCAAGAAGAGATGAGTTAATAGAAAAGAATGAGGCTATGAAGTTTATGAGTGGAATGATGTATCTGTCATTCAATTCCAGTACTTCACCATATCATACCCTGTATCGCCAAAAAGGCCGTGTGCATGAACTATATGATAAAACAACTGAATCACTAGAAGATGTACCCTATGATACCAGTGAAGATATTATGCATACAGCTGCTACTGCTATTATAGAAGAGATGCAAACAGATAATATAGACACATGGTATCGTTCAACTCTTTTCCTAATGTATGTAGAGAATCCAAACTATTCAGAACTGAGTAGAACAACAGGTATACCAAGAACCAGTATTAGCCAGGCCGTAACAGAATGTAGAAAATATATAAAGGAAGAACTGAAAAAAAGATTATGATACTAGAAATATTAGGATTTGCAGCACTCGCACATTTAGGTGCAGACTTTTTAGAACAATTTGAGTGGTTACCAAGTAAACCGTTCAAATGTAATCTTTGTTCTGGTTTTTGGTATTCAATAGGACCGTTTCTTGCCCTTTATGGTTTGAAAGGTATATTAGTAGCCGCAATAACTGGCATTACTTCTGAAGCAATTTATAAAATACTAAATAGATTATGATAAAGGAAGAAGACATTATCTGGTTAGATGAGAATCAATCTATATTTCTAAATGTACGCCTAACACCATACCAGTTAGGAATGCTATTTAGAATCTATAATGAAATTACTGGTGAAAGCAAACCAATAACTTCATGTGGTAGATGTGTAGCAGGAGTCAAGAAGCGCGTAAAGGCACAACTTGACAAGCAAACAAAAATATTCTAATTATGAAAAAGAAAGAAGTAACAATTGATGGTGTAACCTATAGAGTAGGTTCATCAACAGAAGAGGGACTAAAAAAGGCTATTGCACAGTTAAAAAGAAGTCTCAAACCTAAAAAGCAGTCTAAAAAGAAAACTGAAGAATAATGTTTCAACCAGGACAGAGTGGTAATCCTAATGGCAGACCAAAAGGAGCCCAAAACAAGAATACAAGACAGATCAGAGAGGCATATCAAAGATTAGTAGAGAATAATCTAGAGAATATGACTCTTTGGTTAACACGTATAGCAAGTGAAGATGAAGAAAAGGCTATGGAAATCATGCTAAAGTTATCTGAATATGTTATACCAAAACTGGCTCGTCAAGAGGTAACTGGTGCTGATGGCGAAGACCTATTCAAGAATGTCAAATTCGAATTTGGACCAGATATAAATGACCCAGAGAACCGTATCGATGAATGAGAACATTTATTGGATTTACACCGCATCCAAAGCAGCGAGAGATTATATCAAAGATAACCCAAAGCCAAGCCAAGTATCATATCGCAAATATTGGAAGGCAGTTTGGCAAGTCGCTAATGGGAGAGAACCTTCTCCTCTATTGGGCAATCAATCACGCTCCATGCAAGATAATGTGGGTGAGCCCTGTATATGCTCAAGCCAGCAAAGTTCACAAAGAACTCTATTCTGCAATTGCAAAGAGTGGAATAGTGAAGACAAACAACTTTTCATCTAGTGAGTTACTCCTTCGCAACGGTTCCACTATCATCTTCCGCTCTGCGGAAAGGTATGATAATATACGTGGGGAAACCCTCGACTATGCCATATTGGACGAAGCCGCGTTCATGAAAGACGATGCATGGAGAGAGGCTATCAAACCTACACTATTAGTAAAAGGAAAGAAAGCCCTCTTTATCTCTACACCTAAAGGCAAGAACTGGTTTTATGATCTATTCCAATTAGGAGCCAGTGCAGATCACCCTAATTATCAAGCCTACACAGGATCCAGTTACGATACTCCATATATCTCAAAGGAGGAAATTGATGAAGCCAGACTAGTACTACCAGAAAAAGTATTCCAACAAGAATACCTTGCTAAATTTATCGATGGTGGTGGTGAAGTATTCCAAAACATCAAACAGAATCAGTGGCCTGGAGACTGGCCCAAACCAATTGGACGGGTCTATTGTGGTATCGATTTAGGTAAACAAGAAGACTACACAGTAGCCACCTTTATGGATTCTAAAGGAACAGTAATCGACATCTATAGAGATAACAAAACCCAGTGGACCAACATGACCCAAGAGATACTAACCAGAATCAAGAAGTGGAATGCCACTGTAATGATAGAGGTAAATAGTATAGGTGATGTAATCTTTGAGCAAGTCAAAAGAGAATGGCAAGACACCCATCCATTTGTTACCTCATCCAAGAGTAAAAACGAGATAATAGAAGGACTGATATTAGACTTCAATAATTCAGAAGTTATGATACCAAACCCACAAGTATTCCCAGCACTAACACACGAGTTAGAGATATTCACCTACGAGTATTCTCCAAAGACTAGGAGCATTCGATATGGTCACCCATCCGGGATGCATGATGATACCGTAAT